TGCCAATGGCTGTTAGAATCTCCTTCGGAGTACACTTAACCACGCCTGTACCGAATGCAAAGATATTCCCCTTTCATCAGGTGCGATCGATACGCTCGCAACACATCATTCGATCACCCATCGGATACGTAAATAAACGAAATCGGGTCAGAGGGACCGACCTTTAATAAGAGCTCAAAACCTCTTTTCTCGTCTTCGATGGGAACTTCAACCAAACGCTGATCACAGATCACAAGCGTTGCTCCAGCTGAGATCGCATCTGCTTCGCTCTCAAAAGGTCCACGCCATAGCCCGGATAGTATCCATCGATCCGACGAAATCATATCGGCCGTTTTCCAGCCAATCGCCTGCCAACCAGACCCGGTTTCGATGAGAAGGCAATTCTCACCCTCCCGCACCGCGGATTCGTCGGCGGAACTCAAGACCTCGTCTAGAAATTGGACCTCGATTTGCGTCTGCTCATCCCAGCCTCCTTTGGTGCCCTGCGGCATGTCTGTCAGCAAACGCCCAATCCCTGCCGGCTGCGAAACCGTCGCCACCCGTTTTAGCGATGACAAAGCCGTACCGATCTGAACTGCGACAGGTGTCGTCCACGGCTCCGCTGTCACCGCCAAGCTTGGGCCCTGACTAGATCCAAGCCCCGGCAAATCAATGATCCGGATCTCAAACTCTGCGGGATAGACAGCAGCAGGGTCCGGATTGGGAATGGCAACGAAACGGCTAAGCTCGGCTCTGTAGGTCACAACGCGCATTTGCATTTCGCGTGTCAAAAGAGAGTCTGTGATTTGTTCGAGACGCCAGTCTTGATCTTCAAACGTGACGCAATCCCCAACTTGCAAGCGCCAAGCTTGAGCACCGACAATACCCAATTTGAACGTATCGGTGGCGAGCACTTCCTCAAATAAAGACTGTGCCATCTTTGAAGCGGCGCCGTCGCTCAGCACCAGAGGTAAGGCCAGGCGAGACATCTGGTCGCGATCTGGGTTTGAAAGTCGAAACAGTGACGTCGCTGGCAGATACGAAAAATCGCCTGAAATATAGCTCAAGGTCACGCCGGTCGGTTTTGTTGATAGCGTATCAAACGTCCGCTTTCGTCGGTCTTGTAAGATACTGTCTGCGTTCACAACGAGACCGACAGTGTCGGACAATGGGACAGCGCTCAAACCCTCTTCGTCTTCTCGAACGATGAAATTGTACGCCAATGCTAAGGGCTGAAGACTGGATTCTGCTGTTGCGGGCCCGTCAAAAAAATAGCCGTCAACAACCGCATCCAGATCGCTTGAGGAAATCTCAATGCCAGCGGCACCGGCAATGTCCTGCACAAGATCGGAGAGTTCCATCAGTCCCGTGCGGCCGTTTAGCCAATGCCCGAATTGCCAGTTTGAACCATCGCTCCAAACCTCCTCGCGTGCTGGAAAGTCAGGCCAAGGCCGTGCATCCCAAGCCCAGACCAGAACTTGATCCACGCAATCCTGTTCTTGCCAATAGGATAAAGCGCAGGACAAAGCGCGCCTTTGGATGAGGTCATCACGTGTCCCATTGGAGTAAAACGGGACGGCGTTTTCACTACTTTTTGGATCGACGAAGACGTTGGGAGCGTTTGCGCCCTTATCAATCGCCGGAAACCCAAGCTCGATTATTCGGATCGGTTTCAGACCTGAACGCCACGCTGTGGGCGTCTCGGACCATGTTCCCCTTGGACGCGCATGATGATCCGCGGTCCACCAGCCAACCAAGTCTTTCGCCCGAAAGATCCAATCCTCTCCTCGTGCCCCATCACTAATAGGGCGTCTGATCTGAGCATCACGATCTTCGTCAGACCCATAATACCAATCAAACGCCTCACCGCCATTCATTTGAGCGCGCAAATAGGCTTTTGAGTCTGCGCTCGTATATCCAGCCAACGCATCAAGATGCTGATCACCGTCGCGCCAATCACCGGTCGGCGGATACCAATCCACACCAACAAAATCTATAGAGTCAGACGCCCACAATGGATCGAGTGGGAATAGCACATCGCGGCTGCCATCGCCCGGAGCATAAGCCCCATACTCGGTCCAATCAGCTGCGTAAGAGACTTTGGTCTCGTCCCCGACAATCGCCTTCACCTCGTTCGCTAGGCTTTGCAGCGCTTCGACAAAAGGAAAGCGGCCTTGCTCGTCTCTCACACGCGTGAGGCCAATCATTTCAGATCCAATCAGGATCGTCTCAACGCCGCCGGCCCGCACCGCGAGGCGCGCATGATGCAAGATGAAATGCCGGAACCCGTAAGCCCCATCCTCACCCACGAAGCGATCGATTTCGGCGCGCGCCGTGGCCGTCTTATCTGCCGTGACCGTAATCCGCCCACGCCAGGGGAATGTCGGTTGCCCGGTCCATCCACGCGGATGGGGCAAAGCATTCCCCGGTGGGATATCCATAAGTAGGAAGGGAGATAGGGTCACCTCTATGCCGACGGCTTTTAAGGCCGCAATACCCTCCAAAACCGCTTCGTCCGCGGGGGTGCCACCGAAGTTCGGACTGTCATTGGTTTGCGAAATAAGATGCGCCGACGCTCGATCTGCTTGATCAACGCTCCAAGCATACGGCACCGTCGCGCGGTCGCGGCGCTCGACACCAGGTCGCAATCGACATTCACCAGCACGTAGATCATCGCCAAACCAAGAGACCGTTAGGGCCACCTGCTGGACCCTTGGCAAATCGCTGATCAACTGATCCAGCGAAACAGTGAAGTCAGCTTCGCCACGCGCATTGTTGAGATTGATTGTTCTTTCGATTCCAGGAAAACGCCGTTCCCGGACAACTGACGTTGCATAGACGAATTCACCAGACGCCGGAATGATGTTCACGCCATGGATCTTTGTCGCGAGAGCGTCCGTGCCGCGATCACTCGCGCGAACAATCTCGAACGAGAATTGCGGGATCCGGTTGCCAAATGCATCCAAGGGTAAGTCTTCAAAGACGATATAAGCGGTGTCGCGATACGCCGGCGTTTGATTGGCTCCTTCAATCGCTTCGATCAAAGGATCGGGAAGCTGATTGGACGTGCCCTGATATAGTCGCCAAGTTACGTCTCTCAATGAGAACGGCTCACCATTCGCCCACACGCGGTCTAAACGAGTAATGGGGCCTTGCCCGAGTGCAATCGCGAGACTGATAGAATAGGCATACTCTATGTATTTCGGTCCGCCTTTTCCGGCGGCTTGCTCGCGGCGCGCTTCTTTGAAGCGCGAGGCCCAGATTAAATGTCCACCAACACGCATACGGCCAGCCACAAATGGAAGGGGCGCGCCATCTCGGCTTTCCAGAAGGTGTAAGGATTTTAAACGCGGAGACTCGACCGCGGGCTGCAAACTCGCATCGATTGCCCGTCCGGCGAAGCGTCCAAGTGTTCGGCCGATTGCAGCACCAGAAACCGTTTGCCCAAATAGGCCAACGCCGTTCGGCAACAGAGCGGTGCCCGCAATATCCCCGACACGTGACAGAACGATCTCACCCATGATGGACCTCATCCGAATTTAGAAATGGAAATTGAAACGCCCCGGCGCAACGCCTCGTCCACCAAGGGACAAGACGCGTTTCGCACACCGCTCTGCCCCAATAGGCGTGGATCAATCGATCAGCGCGAGAGACGATCCCGCAATGCTTGGCGGGATGCCCCAATCCCATCCGAAATAGCAAAACATCACCCGGTTGTCGCGCACCGATTGGTATTTCGATCAGATGACGACGTGCCGCCTCTAGCAGTGTTTCTTGTTTCAAAGCTTCTGCCCAATCGGCTGTGTAGGGCGGCGGCATCTCGGGCTCCGGACCGATCACATCCCGCCAAACACCTCGCACAAGACCAAGGCAATCTGAGCCGACATTCTTGCGGCTTGATTGGTGGCGATACGGCGTTCCAACCCAAGCTTGCGCGGCAGAGAGAATATCGTTTCGCGTCATCTTTTGCCGCCATCATTTTGGGTGATGCTGGGACCAGCCAAAATGGCATCCGTTCCAGGCAGATGCGGAAACCCTCGAAAGTTCTCAACGTTTCGAAAGACGTCCCGACAAGTCTCAAAGCGTTGATCACAGGTCCGTCCCTCGGCTACAGCACCGCACCGCTCGTCACCAAGTTCGGCATCACACAAACGCTGAACGATTCGTCCGATTGGACGTTGTAAATCGACACTTAGCGACACCAGATCGGCTTTGAACTGACCCGCTTCATCTCTCGTGACGCGGCTTAAGTATCCACTCCAGGCATGCCACAAGCCAAGCTCAGGCGCTCGCCAATCAGCGCGGAAAACGTCGATCTTGCAATCGTCCCAAAGACCCGCCCTCAAGTCCTCGTCTTCGATCAGCGAATGCGACAGGACACCATCTGCATCCGCCGAACCAGGTTGCAGATTTGCGCCGTGCGAAAAATACGCATCCCCGAGCATCGCTCCCGGTAAATATAAAACGCCCTCGATGGAGAGGGATTGGTCGTGATTGGTCAAACCCAGGACGTGTTGATCACGGCGCGTGAGTCGCCAACACAAACAGAGCGATAAGGTTTCTTCGGACAATCGCGCGTGCCAGGCGTCGGACATCTGTTTCATGCTGGCTCCATCCGTAACTCGACCAGACTGAGGTCAATGACGCGCCCGGCTCCAAGCGCTTCGATCACGATGCGAAGGTCGTCAGTGTCGAAGCGAACGGGATAATCGAATTGGAAGCCCGACGTGATTAAGCTGGAATCAGGTGGAGGCGACACAAACGTCACAACACCGGTCGCAGCTTCGAGCGACCAACCCGCGTCAACCTGGACACCATCAATTCCGATTGTGACGGTACCAGGAACGGGCTTATGGATCGCGCGGGACTCACCATCATGAGTCTTGCAGAGTTGAAACGTGCTTTGACGTCCATCTCCTCGCCCGATCTCCTGATCATTAAAGGTGGAGGATTCACCGTTTGGTGCGCTGCTATGATCCAGAGGGTCGTGAAATCGAAATCCGTGAAGTCGACCCGACCTTGCGTCGAAGAACTCAATCAATGATCGCAACGACGTCACGTCCGTGATGGCGCTACCGATGTCCCAGCGTCGCCGACTATGCGACCATAGGGAATTGCGGATCTCTCGCCCACTCGCCAAGTTTGCAATGTCAGTGCGCCATTGCGGCCCACCTGTCGCGCCGAGCGCTAATCGCATCGGTAAAAGAGCTTCATGAAACGCCATGTTCAGAGCTCCTCAGTATAGAGTTTGACGCGCAAAACCCCGCGTAAGATGCGCTGATTTTTAGTTCTGAGAACATCACCATAAGTTGGCAGCACCAAGACAACGCGTTGATCGGACAAGCTGAATTTGAGCCGTTCAACCGCCGCCCACAGGGCACTTACGAGATTGCGCGCCGTTTGCGCACTCCGGTTGTGGATATATGCCGCAAAGTGAAGGGAATGTTGAAATCCGCGATGTTCGACCGTGTCCGTTGGTTCAGTCTCGTGGCGCTCCAATGCGATATAGGGGAAGGCAGGCGCGGGAAGCTCACCATCCATTATCCGCGCAGGGTTTCCGATCCAAGCCTGTAGATCTTGATCCGCTTGCAGAGCGGTCAAGATGGCTGTGATGAGCTCTGGCGTTTGCGCGGCGAGCTGAAATTGGGGGCTCATAACCGCACCTCTTTGCGGGCGTCCAGGATCGCTTGGACGCCCGATGGCAATGCATCGGTTTCCACCTCAAAAAGACCAGGCGCTCGGGCACTGTAGATCGCTGCGATCAATCGTAAGAGCGCTTCTTGTAAATCTTCGGGAATATCACTTGCGCGCCCGAAACCGACCGCAAGGTCGACTTCTATACGCTGACGATCATAGACGGGTGGCAAGGGGCTCCAAGGCCGCAAACATAAGCGTTCGCATGCCAATTGAAACCGCTCACGATAGTCAATCGCCACATCGTCATCATCGACCAAGCGCACCGCTTCAACGTGGGTGACCGGCCCAATCGGAAGACGCACTCCGCGGCCTCGTATCGAGGCTGGCCATCGGCGCCAGACCACCCGCACGGTCTGCTGGACCAATGCGAGTCCCGCAACCTGCTCCAGTCGCTCGCGGGCGCTTTGAAGAAGATCCATGAGTAGAGCATCATCCGCGGTGTCACCAATGCGAAGAAAAGCTTTCACCGCATCCAGGGACAAAGGGGCTTCCGCCGGCGGTGTGAGAACCGTCAGTTGAGTCATAGGACTTACTTTCTTGAAAGGAAGAAAATGGGCGGCGACGCGCCGCCCGCCAATCGTTAGAACACCATCAGTTTGATCGCGTCGAAGTTTTGAACGCCGCCGCCAACACGCTTTGTGGTGTAGAAAAGGACATAGGGTTTCGCCGAATACGGATCGCGGAGCACACGCGCACCTTGTCGATCGGCGATCAAGTAACCGCGGCGAAAATCGCCAAACCCAATGGCAGCATTGCCATTGCCGATATCCGGCATGTCTTCCAATTCCGTCACTGGATATCCAAGCACCGTTGCAGAGGCCCCACCAATGCCGGGCGCCCAAAGATACCGGCCATCGCCATCTTTCAGTTTGCGGACGGCCGCTGAGGTTTTACGATTCATGACGAACCGTCCATTGACTCGATACTGCGCTTTAGGCGCGTGAATGAGGTCGATAAGTTGATCGCCAGCCTCATCCTGACCAAAGTCGCCATCCACCGTCCCAATTCGTCCCCAGCTGTGCGCGGAATCACCAACCTTCTGATAGGTTAGGAACCCTTTAGGTTTGCCATTCCCATCCCCGTTTACGAAGGCGGCGCCCTCTTGCGCGCTAAATGCGGTCTCGACCTCTTCGGCAAGCCATGCATCGACATCAGTATACGCGTCGTCCAAGAGCGTCTGTGTGGCAGCTGGCATCGCATAAAGTTCACCCGCCGGGAACTCGAGCAGTGACAAACCGGTGGTTGACGTTTGGGCGCGCACCGTCGTCTCGCCAGACCATTGCGCACCGACCCCGAGGGATACGGGCTTACGATACGTTCCCGCCATGGTTTGTCGAACTGTCGCGATTTGGCGCATAGGCGAGCTTTGCATAAGGCGCCCTTCAATCAGTCGGTCGAGTTCAGGCGGTGCCAAATACCCACCTTGTTCTTCTGTCGCAGCGGAATACGCTTTTGTGTCAAGTTGAGTGATGCCGCTTTCATCACCGCGTCTCATATATTGAGACCAAGCTGTGTTCTGGGGGGCCATGGACGCTGCAACACCCTCATCTGGCCGCGCCGCTTTCAAGCTTAATGAATCAAGTCGACGGTCGATTTTGCGGAGCTTTTCATCGATCAACGGATCGCTCGCGCCCCTGGCTTCAATCTCAGCCAAACGGTCATCATTTGCTTGTTTGTAAGCTTCGAAGGCAGACATAAGCTGTGTCGCTTCGTTCGCGTTATCCAACGCTTTCACTTCCTGGGTCACTCTATTCTCCTGTTTAAATTATCCAGCAATGCGTTCGAACCGAGCCACATCGAGCATCGGATCTTTGACCAATGAAATTTCAACCAATTCGACTCGGATCAGCGTTCGCCCGCCGTCCTGACGAGGGGTCCATAGCCGCGGGCGGAACCCAATCGACAATCCGGTTAACCCCTCTTTCACGGCGGTGATCCCCGCACGCGTCTCGACTAGGCCACG